GAAGCGTCTGGTTGTTGTCCCAATAGTAGGTGAGCGCAGTGTTGTTGAAGGTCATGGAATACGAAACCCCGTCGAGTGAAAGTAATGGGGTTGCAGCCTCGATGGACGCCGTGGCATTCGTGTAGTTGCAGGTGAAGCGGATTGTGTTGGTCGAAACCGAGCCGTTTGGAATGGCTGTGCCTGTGAGCGTTGTTGCCATGTCCGTGAGATTGAACTGGATGTATGCTGGGTCGGAGTAGATGTTCGACGAATTGTTGAAGGCAAACACCCGCATCCAGGCATAGTTCGCATAGTCGCTTCCCTGGCGGTGGGTATCGAGATACGGCGTTCCGTTGTTTGAGGAATTGAAAGGCAGGCTATAAATGTCAGGCGATAACCATTCCCACGAGCTTCTATTGTTCTTGGAAAACGAGATTAGGAGCGTTATATTCGCCCCCTTTGCCACATTCACGGAAATGTTTTGTTTATATGCCGTAAAGTTCGACGTGGAGTTCGGAACGGTAAAACTCATCGATGGTTTTGAAAGGCACGTTGCAGCCGAAATCGATGCCAGCGGGCTGAACCTTGTCCAATTCATTCCTGTGCCGTTTGCGCAATAGGAAACCGACCAGTTTCCTCCGGTCGTGGTAATCATACTCTGAGTTACCGATATGTTGCCGTTTACTGAGATTACGCCGTTCCCTCCTAGCCCATCGCTTGCCGCTGAGAAAGAACAGCCTGTGCCAGACCCGCCTGCCCCGCCACTGCCTCCGCCAAGATGAACCACGTTCGACGAAGTGAAATTAAGGCTTGCTACGGAAAGATTTCCTCCAATTCCGCCGTTTTTACTTTCACCAGTACTTACATAGCACTTGCTCCAACAAGCGCCCGTCCCGCCACTTCCTCCGTTTGAGGTTATGGTGCCGGTGTTATAAAACATGGAAGTTACCGTAGAGATGTTTATTTTTCCTCCGTTCCCCCCCAACGATGCCGGAGTTGCGCAACTGGCTTTGTTTCCAATTCCTGCTGCTCCGTTGCCACCTCTTCCGCCGTTGCTTATTATGACATTGGTATTGTTGAAGATGGAGGTTGTGATTATTATGGTCGCTCCGGGATTTCCAGCGGAAGACCCGAATTGGATATAGCAACACCCAGAGGCGTCATATCCTCCACCTGCGCAGTCTCCACACCCCGTTGAAACCGCATTATAAGCATCGGCACCAGCGCTGCCAGTTCCGGTGATTGTTCCAGAGTTCAGAAAACTCAATGTGCTTATATTCAAAACATAAGGAACAGTTGAACTTACGATTGTGATGCTGCCTGTAGACCCCAAAGTGAAATTCTCAGTTGATAGAATGGTGGTATTTCCCTGAAAAGTAAGCGCCGCGTCTATCCTGAGGTTGCGCATGAAATAGGTACCATTCGGAATTGACGCACCAGAAGTGATTGTACAGTCAGCCGCCGTGCAGCCGGGAAAGCGCGACCCCTTCACGCTCGCGGTCTTGAACGTAAAATTTTCAGTGTCGAGTGTTTCGCTGGTGCCAGGATATTCATTCTGCACCACGCGGATGCCCGGGCAGGTCACGTTGCCCTCAGCTACTGTCACCGAACTGCAATTCCAAAGAAGAAAATCCGTGGAGTTCTGGGTACAGGAAGTCCAGGACCCGGGTGCGCCGTAGGAAACGGAATTGATTGTTTTGGTCGTATTGGGATGGATTTCCCAGATGCAGCGCGCGGTGTCGCCCGCGTAGAGCCACTGCTGGGCGGGAAGAAGCTGTGAATAGACTCCCGACTGCGGAACAGACCAGGCGCCCGTGGCAAGCATGGCTACTCCTCCGAAGCCGAAAAGAGCGAGGATGAATTTCCAAAGGTCTTTCATCTCAATCATGCAATCCCCATGTTCACGATGTCCTCGACTTCGACGAAGGACATGCTGTATTCGACTATCCCAGGCTCGCCGCCTTTGAATTTGATTGGGCTTTTCTCAAGGAGAAGCCGCACCTTCTGCGTGCTGAAGTTGGTGTTGGTCGAGCGGGAATATGCGGTGCCGTTGAAAACCATGTTGATTGTGATTGCAAAGCCGTATGCCGATGAGGACAGCAGCGCGCCGGTGGTCACATCCACTCCGTTGAGGAAACATGAAAGATAGAACTCAAAGTCGAGCGGGCGTCCTGTAGACGTTGCCGAATCCCAGGTTGCGTCGGTCGCCTTGAACTTGCCGGAGATGCTCCATCTGCGCGTGATGTTGTTGTTGTTGAACCAGGTGTTCCAAGGCATACCGGGAATCTCGAAGTTCTCGACGCTTGCGCCGTTGTCTATCTCGACATCCGCCGCGTCAAGGTAGAAGACCGGGCTGGCGACTATGGTGCCTGCCTCGTCGAGGTAATTGAGTTGGATTGAGGATGTCATGGTCTCACCGTGCTATCGCGCGCCACTGCTGGGCGATTTCCCTTTGAACCGTGTCGGTAATGAAGCGGGCGGTTTTGTCGTCCACGTTGCCAGAGACGTTGATGACGATGCTGGTGGAGTTGCCGCCGTCAGATAGACTTCCTGGATTCTTTAGACCGAACACCGTATCGTTTGGACTAAACGAAACAGCTCCCTGACCAGGACGCATTATAAAATCGTTATGTATTACTCCAGAACCACTATCTTTTGGTTTGGGTCCAAGCCATGAAATTATTGCGCTCTTTATCTGGTCAGCAAGCCAAGTTCCAGTTATGATTGAGAATGCAGTTGCTGCTGTTCCAAGAGAGTTATTCAGACTTGTGAAGGCAGTAAGCATACTAGCCCATTCGGTTGTCAAGAACTTGTTTATTGTCGTCCAAGCTTTATCAAGCACGGGTTTAAGCGTGTCTGCCCAATACGTATTCAAATCTGCCCAGAACTTTCCAACATCTATTCCAGTGAATTGAGATACCAACATATTTATTGCGCCAATAAGCCCCTTTTCCTCGAAGACTGTTTCAATCGTATCTTGCACAGGAATCTGTGGAGAGGGTTTGTAATTCGGAGTTCCAACTGTCAATCCTTTTGGAACTCCGGTTCCAAAGAGGAGTTGTTTGATATTTGATGTAAATGACGTTATCGCACCAATCATGGTCGAATATACCGTTCCCAATGGGTCGTTTGTAAACGCAGTAATCCATTCGTTGAAGATGGTCCATAGTTTTTGAAGAGTCTCAGCCAGACCCTTTCCAGCCGCAGCTCCTTCATTCTTTTTCATCACATCTTCAAATGCTCCGGCTCCGAATAGTTTATCGAAGTTCTCTTCTCCAGCAAGCTGTGCTGCAAAACCGGCAACCGCCGAGATAGCCCAATGAAGAACATTTATGAACATTGATACAGTGTCTCCCAAATCCTTTCCGAGAAGTTTCTCCAACGTCATTTTCAACTCGTCTAGGTTGATGGTAAGGAATCCGATAATCCATTCTCCGAGTAATCCGAATAGTGGCATGACGATACTTCCTATCGCAGAAACAAGTCCTACGATTGCTGGCTTGAGAGCGTCAAATAGTCCTCCGAGAATTCCGAACAGGTCGCCACTCTTTATCAGTTCTTTATTCTTCTTGAAGAACTCAGCCATCGCCGTCCTGAGAGGTCTGAAGATTGCGTTCATCAGTCTGACGAACGGCATAAGAACCCAGATGAGAGGCTGGAGAAGAGTCATGATTACCATTGAAATCGGAACGAGAGTAGCACCTAGAACTCTGCCGATTGCCTGGAGGATTTTCAGGATTGGTTTGAAAGCAACACCGAGTGCGGATATTCCAACAATAAGAGCAAATATTCCTGCCGCTATTAATGCTAAGACAGACGCTATTCCTACAACTATACCAATAAGTTGCCCAAAGAAAGCGCCTATAGTTCCGCCCACACTCGCAGCGCCAGTACTTGCTGCGGCAGCCCCGGCTCCTTCTGCACCAATACCTTCAATTCCAGCAAGAGCAGCCTGCCCACCACTCCCCATTCTCGCACCCGAAGCACTAGCCTGTGTGATAATCCCATGTGCGCTTCTAGCTGCACGAAGAACGTTTGAGGGCGACATATTTCCCCCCGTCATTGATGAAAAACTAACTACAAACTCTTCCATGTCCTTAGACATTTCCTTAACTGTGTTTCTTGCAGATTTTAAAGACTCTTCAGTTTCATCAGAAACACCGAAATCAATATCATCGATTTTGAACTCACGTTTATACGCTTCTTTGTTCATCTTCACTGAGGCATTCATTATCTTTTCGGCTTCCTTTGCATCTTTTCTAAGATTAGCCATATCGAAACGTGCAGCCGCTTTGAATGTTTTTTCTAGTTCCTTTGTGGAATTTTCCATCTCGCGTATGTCCTGCTTATTGAGCCAAGTAACGCGCATTCCTTTTCCGCTGCTCCCGCCAGAAACAGACTGAGACACCTTCTTTATCTCACTTTCAATCTGTGAAATCCCTGAATTGAACTGAGACGTGTCCAGCTTCAATGCAATCGTTACGGAGTTGTCAGCCATGTGAATCACTTGTGCTGCGCCTTCTTCATCTGCCGTTCGTCCTCCCTGGCAAACTCGTCAATGAACATCCCAAGTTCCCGCAGGGTGGCATCCTCAATCTCCTCGACCTGCGCTGGAGTCCATCCGAAGGTTTTGGCAAAGACATAGTAATCGTACGTCTCAGCCACAGCCCTTGAGATGACACCCCGCTGGACCGAGGTTCTTATTTTTTTTCGATGTTCTCAGGTTTTATTTCACCATTTACATCCTGTGCGGCGGTAAACAACTCATTGAATGACGTGTCGGGAAGCTCCTGAATAATTGCAATCTGCTTGAACTTGTCAGGAGTCTTGACTGCGATTGAGATATACTTCTCGCGGTAGTCCTCCCATTTCTCGTAGTTGACCTTGAATTCCGGGTTCTGTGTATTGATGTCGGTCGGAGCTATCAGCTTGTTCAGCTCGCGCCTTTCCTTGCGCAATATGCGCCTGAGCGTGACAGCCTGCTTCGTGCCGTCAGCCATCTCGATTTCCACGGTTTTCTCCATTGTATCTACCTCATGCCCTACTTGGGACTTTTTAGGTCGGGGCTACTTGCCCCGACCGTTATCTGAACTACAGCGTCTGGGTTTCGCTCGTGATGTAGAAGCCCATGCAGTTGCGCGCCTTGGCTGCAACCGTCTGCTTCACGATGTCCTTCGGGTTCACAGGCAACGATGTCTCGTCGAAGACCACGTCGGTGAACACGAGCTTGAGAGCGCGGTAGTTGTCTCCGTCGGCTGTCGCCGTCTTGCAGTCGATGCAGACGATGAACTTGGTGTAGTTAGAGGTCGACGTTGGTGAAAGACCGGTTATGGCTCCAGTATAGAACCTTCCGAGCTGGTCGACGTTGGTGAAGTTCAAGTCAAGATTAAGCGAATACTCGCGCTGTTTCTCGACCAGGAACTTGACTCCTCTTGCCGTGTCGTTTGCCACAGACCAGTAAGGCTCGAGGTTGTGCGAAAGCGTCACGTCTATTGAATTGCATTGGACTACCTGGTTGGCTGCGGTAGTAGACAACGGGACAATGACATAAGCTCCGGTTGCGGGAGTGCCTGACACTGTCACGGTTGTCGCAGCGTTGCCTGATATTACAAACGCCATGCCCAGCCGGTCTATAAGCACCCAGGTAGTTTTCCACTGGTCTGCGGTCCATGCCTTTGACGTATCAGTCAGTGTATTGAGCGTACCAGCTCCCGAAGTGCCATAGTCCCCAGTATTAATCAAAAGCTGCCCCCTGTAGAACATCTGCGGCACGTCCTTGTATGCTGTCGGAGCAAGAGCGGAATAATCTCCTGTCGAAGTGAGCGGCTTCTGCGCAATCCAGTCCAGAGTCGCATGGAGTGGGTTCTCCGTGTCGAACTTCAGTGAAAGCTGGTTGATTTTTGTGCCGGTGTAGATTGTCTTGATGTCGGTTGCAGAAGCGTCGCTTTGGTTTGTAATCTGCATAGTGAAGGAAGGCAACGCATCAGACTCGATGATAGCGTATCTCTTCAATGCAGCGGTCGGAGTTCCTGTTATCGCGGTGCCATCAAAGTTTGTTGTAGTGGTTGTCGCAACCGAGAGAGTTCCGATTGCGTACTTGAGAAGAGTACCAGTGTTGACCTCAAACTCAGTCGTGCCTGACACCTCGAACTTCCCAGGTATTATCTGCTGATAGCTCCTGCCTCCACCAAGCGTGTAAATGGGAATCATGTTGTTCTTCATGTTTGAAGTGAAGTTAGTCACCAAACCCATAATGTCGTCGGTTCCTGCGGCATCGGTGCCGTAGGTCGCCTCGACACGAGTGACCATGTAAGTCTTTCCGCCAACATATAGTACGTCCGCCATTCAAATCACCTTCTATTTTTTTACCATTATTTTCCAAGCAACCAACAGAAGACCAATGTGTTTATTTTGGTCATCGTGTCGGGCTTGTTCTGTGAGTGCCATACACTTCGATGAAGCTTCTTTGGAATGAACACCACATGCTCCGTGTCAATGTGGTGTGCTTCACTGCCTTCAAATTCCTCATTGAGAACATCGTACCCTAATACTCTTCTTGCCGAATTATGTCGTACCCATGTGAGATGACTTCCTCCTTTCCAGTGTGGATGATTGGCTCCTTTTTTACCAAACATCGGATTGTTGCTACCCTTAGTTTTTACAGATGTTTTTAATTTACTCTCTTCGGAATGTATTCTACCTAGATTTGCCAAACGTAATTTTAGTTTTTTCTCCGCACTCATAGGTTTGCCATAACATGGATGAAGAGAACCACTCATCCTCAAACTAACTTTTTTGTTTTGTTCTTCTGAGTGTTTTCTTCCGAGTTGCCCTTGTCTCGATATTTCTCTTTTTTCTGTTGTTTGATTATTATGGCTAACACATAGATTGCCCTTTGTCTTTCTTGAAAGTTTCTTGTTACAAATGATACAGAACTTTAGCATATTCACCAAGTCTCCGTAGAACGTGACAACCAGCGACCTTGGACATTTATAGTGCGCTGATACAACCCAAGTCCTGCGTTTATCGCCGTGCCTGAACCTCCATTGACTTCCAATAAAAGAAATTCTCCATCCGCATTGCGGGGGGAAGCCGGAACATAACCTCTATTCTTCCATATACACATCATCACTTCATCTGCAACCTGTCGAATTTGCACAGGTTCCTTATCAAAGATATTTATACGGAACGTGTAAACATAGAAAAGCCCCATACCTGTACCGAAACGCTCGCCTATTCCAGTCCTTATCTCAGTGGGAGTGGTCTCATCAGTTGTAATTCTTGGTTGTTTAGAGTCTACTCTTTCACCAGAAGGATACACTCTCTTCTGCACCGAAGGTACGTTTGCCCTAAGTAGTTCGATTAATGCGAATTGTGGGGTTGACAACCCATTGTTATCGTATGCCATTATTGCACCTACTTGGTGGCTTCAGCCTTGGTCTACTTGACCAAGGCACAGATGTCGCAGTTGTATTTAAGCTTAACTCTTTATCGATGCCAAAAACGTCGTGGAAAAAATATCAAGATACCCGTAGTTCACTAGATTGCTGTTGATTTTCTCAGTCGCAGCCTCGGTGAAAGGATGCGGTTTCGTCGAGTAGATAATCACATCGGACTCGAAATCCCTGTCGAGCTTCTCCATAGCCCATTCGCGCGGTGCCATGCCGAATCCGCCGCCTTCCTCGACTTTCCCGGCATAAGACGCAGTGAATGCCATTTGATGAGAAAAAGGACCGTCTGCCCCGAGGGATTTGAAAGAATCCAGTAGCCAGCGGGAATAGACAGGCACCTTGCCGCTTCCGTAATAAGCCGCGGCGTTTGGGTACTTTCCTGTCGGGAAGCGGCTATCTTCGGCAGTATCGGCGAAAATCATGTCGCGGTTGGAGGTAACATCCAGGCTGATTGCCTCAGCCACGCGCGCGAGACCGTCGGAACAGGCTTTCTCTAAGGCTGCCGGGTCAGAAAGTATTGGTGCGTCGATGCGTATTTCAACGCCCTTTCCCCTTATGACCTTCATGTCTACAACCTCATGAGAACCATTTTCCTGCCGATGGTGTCATAAAACGCTTCGATGTCGCGCTGCATATTCGCCAGGTTCGACGAAGTGAACTCCAGTGGTGATGGACTTCCCATTAGGGTACTCTGGAATACAGTACGCGCGGCTATCCTGGTGGCAAGTTCCTGCACCGTGGCGGGTGGCTCTGCGTATCCATAAGCATACACTGCGGTGGCGATTAAGGGGTTGCGCTTGAGCTGTGCCACGGTATCCTTCAGGATGATGGTTCCGCTGTCAGCGCGGAGAAGATAGTCAGCAGCGGCTATTACGACGCCCTGTGTGCAATACTGATAATCAGCAGTGATTGCACCGGTTGGAGCCGCCAGGAATGTAATGACGCCCGTGGTGTAGTTTATGGTGTAGTTTGTGACCTGGGCGCCTGCAACGTAGATTATCTCGCTTCCATAGACAACTGGATTGTAGTCAAGCGTGAAATCCAGGACAACACCTGCTCCGGTCCCGACCGCTTCGGAAGACACCGAGGTGGGCTGGGCGTTGATTATGAGCTGGGAAACCGAGGTGATGGGATAATTCGCAAGCTGTATCGTCCGGCTGATAAGTGGAGTGGTAGTGTTGGGCTTATAGGGCTGGACTGCCTCGTCGAAGGTTCCCAATCCGTATGCGCGGATGTCCGTGTTTATCGGGTCATAGCTGTCAATGAATTCGGTGACTGTCTGCGGCTGATAGAATGACCTGCCGGTCTTGCGGTTTATCTCGTCCTCCGCGCGCCTGATTGCGGCGACCACACGGGAGTTTACAACAGTCGAGTCTGCCCAGTAATCGGCAGTGACCGCGCCGGTGGTGTTTGCTGCGAATGTGATGATGCCTGTGTCGTAGTCGATGGTGTAGTCGACGTTCCTTTTCTTGGCAGTTCCTGCGACATAAACCACCTCAGTGTCGGCAATCATTTTCGGGTCGGCGACTGCGTTGCAGATTTTCTCCGCGCTGAGGGTGTCGACCGCCTCTCCGACAATGGTGCGATAGCGGTTGAGATAGGAAGCTACCTGCCTAGGCGTGGTGTAGTTGGTGTCTGAAGCGGTGCCGGTGTAAGGAATAGGAGATGAGTAATCGGAATAGACCGCATTCGTCGAGTCGTACCAGCGGACCTTAGCCCACGAGGTAGCAGTTCCGGCGGTGTCGATGTATTTGGTGGTGCGGATATTTGATATTGTCGCAATCAACGAGTAGGTTCCGTATTTCGAGGATGCACGATAGACGAGCGTCTGGTCATACGTTGCGTCCGGGTCTGGAAGCGTCCAATTAATTTCAGCCATGAAAATCACCTAGTTCATTTTCGCATCGGGCGAAGTTGAAGACACAGATGTCTTCGGTGCATTTAAGCCTATCGCCGCGCCTGGAGCGGAAGAGGATAATCTTGCGTCCGGAGCCGGAGGCGCGTTCACCGTGATAATCGGGGAAAACGTGTAGACAAACGCCGATGCACTTGGTTTGTCATTTACCGCGACCGAGATGGACGGAATCGCACCGTGCACGACGGAGAGTGGAGCCGAACTGCTCACAAACACGCCTGGGCTGGAAACTCCTATCGCAGCTATGGGTGCGCCAGTGGTTATTCCAACCGAAGGCGCGTTCTGATTGACATACAGCCCGGGGAATGCCCGGTCATAATACACCAGATAGACACACTGCGTGCCGAGCTGTGAGCAGGTCACGCCGAGCTGGTTGTATCCGAGCTGCATCTGTTTCACTCCGGCGGGTCTGGCGCGGGTTCAGGCGCAGGGAAGAGATTTCCAACGTTGAGCGCAAGTGCGCATGTTGGGCAAATATCTACTCTCTTGTCCTTCCTTGGCTGGTCTTCCTCAAACTTCTGCACGAGGACTTTGTAGCGCGTTCCCGTTATCAGCTCATTGCAAACGTCGCAGGTATATGTCTTTGTTTCCGCCATTTTATCACCCAAATTTATGACGGCGGCATATCACCGAAGATGATGTCATCCAACCACCCGAGCGTGGTTCATCACATAGCCGAGCATACTGCATCCTCTTGGTGTGCCGCCGTCATATCAAACTTACCCTCAAATACTGCCCTATCGCATCTCCGATGTCACCGTTATCGGTAGTCTGCCTTCTCATCCCGCACGTTTTGATGTGCAGTCTTTGGTTTGCAAAATTGGTGACTATGTTGTGTTTTGTGTCCCTTAGGCGGAAGAAAAAGTTTCCGCTTCTTGGCTTGTAGGTTTTAGTGAGGAAAGGAAAGGTTGTCATGTCCATCTCGTTCAAATCGTATGTTGCCTGCGGAACCATCGTGCTGTCCATAGTGGGGCTGAGGCTCAATCCAGACTGACCTCTGCTCTTGCCGTGGGAATAAGCCTCTATCCTGAACGTATAATCAAAACCGCCTACCGACAAAATCATATTTCCCTTTTTAAGAAATCCAGCCACCCTTGCCACGTCTGGGAAAGACCAAGCGTATTCCTCATTCGTTGCGACTCTTACGGTGTTGTCGTATAAGCTATTCGCTATGCTGACCACTTCCTGAAGACCTTTGGAAATGGTGTTAATCCTATAAGGAATGAATTTTTTGAGCTTGAGTGTGCTATCTCTGGCTATGTAGGTTGTTATTTTCGGGGTGAAGGGGATTACGCTTTCTATATAGACCAACCGATAGGCTCTTGGGTCGGTGTTGGTTATCCTTATCGTGTCGGTGAGGTCTTTGACGCATCCCTGCTTTAAGTCATAATCAGTCCGATTATCCCAATCACTTCCCCAGTTGAGTTCAATAGGACGTTCTGGGTCTGAGTAATCGTAGAGTTTGATGAAACCAAGGTCTGACCCTTCATCAAAAAGCATGGCGTGTCTGGTCTTGAAATACATATCCCCTCTATAACTCCCGACATTCGCAATATTGCAATCATCTCGTGTGAAATCAACAACCATGTTCGTCGGGATGCTGTTTAACGACGAGGCTTCCCAAACAGGAACGCCTCCCGTGACCGTCAGGAATTGCCCTTCTCCGAGTGGCATAGGAAGAGGAGGAGCCTCTGGGAGCATTATCCTCATGTCTTTCAGCATATCACTTGTGAGGGCGGTTGCGTTTGCCGGAACATAAACCTGAACGATGTTGAGGTAATCTGCTACCTGCGTCGGCGGGGCGGGGGTGTATCTTTCAAAATACCCGTCTGTTGTGCTGTTCGGGTCGGCGGCGGTTCCGATTTGGCTTGTCCATGTGCCGTTGGTCAATCCGATTAAGTAAATCCTGTCTTGAGTGGTGGACTGCAAAAGGAGATTGACCCCTCCCTGATAAAGCGTCTGCCCTCCAAGGCGGTAGAAGCAATAACCTAACGTGACATACATACTCGTTCCAGATACGATTGCGACCCCTCCAGAAACTACGCCATGCCCCTGTATCCCGAGCTTCGCTGAGTTGTAGTCGTTCTCGTTGAAGACCTCCTTTCTTGTGCTGGAATTTGGCGCAGTGCCGACCATAAGGAACCCACTCGGATGCTCAACACTTGTAAGCCGAAACCGTGCCGCCCTCTGAAACGTTCAAGCACATTCTCTGTGAGGCGTTGTCATTCGCTATTACGCTAATTACGCCAGTGGAGTTTATCGTCATCAGAGTTCTGTTCAATACGATGTTCCCAATCTGATAGGTCTTGAAGACCAATTTGGGAGACACTGAGGTTGTATTGCAATTTTCAGTGTCAGTATAAATCTCCATGGAATTGCTTGTGCTCGCAGTGGTGTTCCATGCCACGGCAGTCATTCTCATGGTTGGAGAATTTCGCGTTATGTTGGTGATTGAATTGCCTGCCGCTGTGGAGCTTACTATGCTGAGACCAGGTGTATATGACTCATTCAGAAGAGATGCCGTCGATTGTGTGATGATGCCTGAGAAAGCACCTGTCGTAGCTCCAGTCAACGCGCCTCCAGCGGCAACACCGACAAACGTTCCTGCGCCCGAACTGGTTATTGCACCGGTTGCGGTGAATGCTTGCGGAGTAAACATGATTGACGTAAGAGCAGTAAGCGTGGATGTTGTGCGCGGTCCGCTATATGGACGAGGAGTAATGCCAGGAACAAGCTGCGCCCCCCACATTGAAACGTTGTTTGTTCCGATATTTATGAACACGGTTTTGGTGGTGTGAGTATTTGTGAGTTCCTGAGTTACATAATATCGCTGCCATTGCCTTCCGATTACTATAGATTTGGCATCTTTGGTTTCGTTTGACGAATTTATGTTGAGAGAGATTGTTCTTTGGGTCGAGTCGTTGCCCTTCAGCCATACCGAAAAGGTCCAATTTCCAACAGTTGCGTTTGTGATTGTCTGCCTCACTGTGGCATCCGACACGTTTCCATTCACCCATTCTGCGAGAAGCGCACCTGTTGGGGCGTATGCGGTATTTGCTCCAGGAGCCGACGTGTTTCCAGTTGCAACCCAGGTAGTTCCAAATACTTCTGTCTGGAGAAGATAGTTCTGATATTGCCCGATGGATATGAATGGGCTGGAGATATAGCCGTCAATCATCACGGTTCTGCCGTCATCTAAATCAGTGGACAATCCGGTGCTTACCCCATTGTGCACCTCCAACCCAATAAATGATGCGCCATTCGCCTCAATATCATAACCTACCATACTCAAGTTGGTTTTGACCGGATTGGCGAATCCGCTCGCATATTCCTGGACATCCGCGCCGGAAGTTCCGACGTAGTTGATTGTCATGTTGGCAAGCGACGTGTTTGCCGTCCAGCCGGTTACTGTGAAACACACATATAGGAGCGGCTTATCAACGACGGTTGTGTACGTCGTTGAGTTTCCGCTGACAGAACTCATGCTGAACCAGTTGGTGTTGTCAAGACTGCCGTAGAATGTCGCCGTAGCCGTTGCCCCGCTCCAGTTCCCGGAATAGTTCACAACGTATGCGTGCTGAGTTTGGATGGTGTTCAGCGTGAACATCTCGCAGGACGTGCTGTTGTTGGAATAAACGCCGATGCGGTATTGCTTGTCGAAAGAGCCGTTCGCGGAAGTTACGCCACTCTGCCCTAGGCAGCCAGCAATCATGATTACTGCAAGAAGCAGTATGGCAGAAATGGCATAACGCATAATGAACACCTCAAACTACTTTTCGTCATTGTCCGGACGCAGCATCGTAAGGACGTATCCTCTTGCCGCGTCGTCACCTGTTCCGACGGTTATGGTGTAATTGCCACCAGAAAGCGCTATGGACAGGGCTTCAATCGCACCGTTGGTCACATCGAATCCTGTTCCGCCAACAAGCGTCCCGTATGTCGCAGCGGCGAACACGATTGTGTTCGTTGCGTCGGCAGTTGCTGGCGCCTCTATTACGAGGATGTAGTACTTGCAAAACCCAAGGGAATCGTAGACCTTCGTGAATGTGCAGTCGGTTGTTATTGCCGTCATATCAAAAACCTCACACTGCCATAGTCAGCACATAGCCGCGCGCCTTGTTGGTGCCGGTCCCAATCGTAATCGTGTAGGTATCGGTGGATAACGCAATCGAAAGAGCCTCGGATTTTCCCGAAGTTTCCTCTGCCGCGTGCCCGCCAACGACAGTCCCCCATACCGACTTCAGGAAAGTTATCGTGTCGCCCGAGTCCGCCGTAGCGGGAGCCTCAATCACAAGGGTGTAGTACTTGCCGAGTCCTACAGCAGGTACAACCTTGGTGAATGTGCATGATGTAGTAATTTCAGCCACCATATTAAACACCCCATATCCTGATGCAGTGGACAGCCGCGCCTGTCAGGTTTCCCATAGTCACAGTAAGACCGGAAAACGTTGCAGCCTCTACTCCTCCAGTTGCGTTGCAGACGTATAGCCCGTAGATGGTGGTGAAATACCCCGTAGCATCGAATGTAAAGCTGTCGTCGGTCGCACTGTCGGTCAGGATGATTATTTCCTTTATGCCCGAATTGGGCGTAAGCTGTCTCAAATCAGAGACTACAATAGCCGTCATGTGAAAACCTCCTTAAATTCCCCATATTCTGAGACAGTGCACTCCGGTCGAAATCGTTCCGAGCGTCACGGTAAGACTTGAGAACGTGGCTATCTTCACCGCGCCTGTTGCGTCGGCTAGATAGGTTCCCCAAATCGTAGTGAAATATCCGGTCGCATCGTAGGTATGCCCAGTTGCTGCTGCCGAACTGGTCATAATGACTATTTCCTTCACACCTGCGTTCGGTACCGCCTGTCTTAATTCGTCAACCGTTATTGCCGTCATAATAATTACCTCCAATAGTTACCTTTTCCTTTTATGAAAAAAGGAAAAAACACTGGCTTCTCTAAGCCAGTGTGATTATTGCCGTGTTGAATTGCGGAACTGTGCAGATGAGCGCCTCGTACATCTTTATCATGAATTTGTACGAATCGTTCGTCTTGGCAAGCTCCTCGTATGTCATGTCCTGGAGGACACGCATCTGCCATGTCGAGCTGTCCATAATGGCAATCTTCTTCAGGTTCGCCGTTGTAGGCATGAACTTTGAAGGTATGATTGGCAGACCCTCGAACACTACAGTCTGGAAGCCCCATGCAATCTTGTCCATCGGAACTATTCTCTGGTAGTCTTGCAGGAGAGCCTTGATGTCGTCCATCGTCTTGAAGTCTGTGACCATCATGTCCGGGTTGCCCTGACCGAGAGTTGCAGATTCCGCAGCAGTGCGCGCGTACCTGATTCCCTTTCTTAGGGTTGTTATGTCGATTGTCTGGTTAGCGCGGTCGGTATTGGAGTTGATGCTCGCGGTGTTCAGGATACCTAGGTATTCTGACCCTGCGACGGTTGCCACTCCACCATAGCCGGTGCGGGAAGCAGCCAAGCCGTTTATGAGACAGTCCTCTTCAATGAACCTCATTGTCTTGGACTTGTTCATGACTTCGAGATTGAGCGCATCGACGTATTGCTGTGAAAGGTACTGCTTGCTCGATGCAAGGTAAGGACCAGTCACACGCCCAATTGCGTATGCGTACTTCATCGCAAACGAGTTTCGGACATAGGTGTCGTCAGTCTCGTTGAGAGCCGCATCTTCAATGTTAAATCCACCAACACCACGGGCGGAAAGCTGATTGAACTCAGCGGTCCTTCCGTAGTTGGTCACGCGGGGAATCAGCTCCACGAGAGGAGTGAGCCTGCGGGTCATGTCTATGATGCTCGGGTCGACGTAAAGCGGTATGACTGCCTTGTCGGTCGTACCCGATGCCGCATCGGAAATCGATGCTGCCTTGGAGAAATCAAGTCCGGTCTTTTCGTAGATGCCCTTGGCGAGTGCCGGGCGTCCGTCGAAGCCGTGCATGTTGTCCACATACATTGACTTGTTCGGGAGCATCTCGGTCGCTTCAAACGATGAAGCCATCTTCGAGAGTACCTTGTATTTTTCACTCATTGATAGTTCTTCCATAACAAAACCTCCGTTTATCTAAGCGTTCCCCTTTGGAAGAGCGCGAAACTTCCCTCTTCTTTCTTCACTTCCTTGTGCATGTCCTCGGCTTCCGTGGAAAGGGCTTTGGATACAACTCCCTTCTCGGCTGCCTTGGCATCGAGCGCCTTGTGCAGCTCCTCGATGCGCGCGTTCGCGGCTGCGAGGCTGGTCTGCATTTCGGCTTTCTGAGCGTCAAATGACTTCTGCATCTCGACAAACTTCCCTTCATGCGATTTCTCAAAGTCGGAAAAGACCTTCTTGAAACCATCCGAGGCGAGTATATCTTCGACGCCTTTTACTTCCCCTGGACCGACTTCGGACTCAGGAACAAACTTGTTTTCAGTGCCGCACTTTGCGCATTTGAGCATCGCCGGTTTTCCATAAGCGCATTTCACCTTGTGCTCGACAAGCTCCTGCGCATAGGTTTCACTGGCTTCGTGCTTGGGCGTTTCGCCCTGCCCGACCTCGCTTTCCTTCTTTTCGTTTGCGAGTATCGCAGGCGCGTCGACCGCCTTTTCAACGTCTTCTTTCAATGAATCACCCTTAAAGGATTTGCTCATATAAGACAGAATCGAGGCGTCCCCGTTCGAGGGGATGCCTACCACCGAAACCTCGTAGCAGTCCACATCCTTGATGGTGCGGACTTTCTTGCCGAGCTTCTCGTCGAACTGGTCTTCCCAGTCGCGGATTTTTCCGCCGATGGAAAATGATTTTAGGACGCCTTCCTGTATTTGCGTTATGACATCTCTCATGCCTTCTGCTTTCGTGGGTACGACCGAAATGCGGACGGAGTCGTTCACTACCTCCGTGGAGGCGACCGTTCCAACTCCGAGACCTTTCAGGTCGTGATTGAAGAAGACAGTGGAATTTTTCTTTAAGTCGGACGCAATCTTGTTCAGGACGGCTTTGTCCATGCGCTCGTTGTCCTTGTCGATTGACGTGGACGAGGCTATTCCGCCGAAAAGCTTGAGACTTCCGTCTGCCGAGACAGTCTTCTCAAACGGTATGAAGATTTCAAAGTCATGCATAGTTGCCACAGATGTCGCCCCTATATTTAAGCCTTTGGTTTCAGCTTAATTCTTTCCTCTGTAAGTTGGTCGGTACCTTTGTAGAATGTCGCCGTGTCATCGATGCTCTTCATCGGTCGCGGATGCACCAAGGAAGGGACATGTGTTTTGTCCGTACCGTCGTAATCGTAATTGATATTCGCATTCACGCGCAGCCATGCGTCGATGACCGGCTTGACCTTGCTGCGGAAGTCCTGCATCATGGTCGGGCTTGTCACTTCCCGCTCGGGCTCGACCGCACCGAAAGGGTAATCCTTGCCTGGGTCTGCCTTTGCAAACTTGCGCGACTCGTTTGCCTGCGAGGAATTGAGACGTTCTGAGTTTTCCTTCTTGTCCTGGTTCTTCATCGGGTGTGCAGCGTTCGGATTGCTGAGCGCGCCTCCCGCTCCGGGTTTCTGCGGCTTGCCGTCAGCCGTCATGCCCATCGCCATGTTCTGCTCCTGGATTTCCTGCCGGATGTCGTGGATTGTCTTGTCGCCCATTTCCTCGGTTTTCATGTCGATTTCATCCTGGGTGGACTGGTAGGTGACTTTCCTGGTCTCAAGCGCAGGAAGCCCCATTTTGTTGCGCACCTCGTTCGGGGTGCACCATTCTATCGTCGAGGTCAGTTGCGCGACCTGCGCGTTCTTGAGAAGCTCACGGGAGTTTTCGTCGTTGAATTTGAACTTGACGTCGTCAAAACCGAAGTTCGCCGTGGTGAGGAGCTTCAGGTTCACGATGTCCTGTATCATGAGTCGCAGTTTTTTCTTCTTGCGGTCCCAGGATTCCATCTGGGTTTGAGAGTTTGAGCGGTTGGAGCCTTCGGTTATGCCGAGGAAGATTGGAGGGACGCCGGTCGCCGCGATGATTTCCTGGCGCAGGAAGTTCATAAGCTCGACGAACTGCATGTCCTGGTTGCTGGGAGCGACAAGAACATGTGTGACTTCGCCCGCACCGGCATTCAGAAGAATGTCCGTCTGCGGAGTAGCCTGTCTGAGGGTGGTCGCCATGCGGTTGACCTGCTCCTGCGACAGGTTCTTCGTGGTGTAGATGGAGCGGGGAAGACCATTGCGCCGGAAATACTCCGCATTGAAGTTATATGCGGACATTTTCGTTTGGATGGTGTAGACAACAGACTGTATCGGAGTGTTCCCGTATACGCGCCCGCCGGTGTTGTTGATTGAAAAATGAATCATTTCGTCAGGATAGAAGTCGACGCGCCTGTGAAGGACACGCTGGATGTATTTGAGCGTGTCGCCGTGCTCGTCGTAATCAATGCGTACCGTAGCCGCGTCGACTGGACGGAAATATTGTACAATTCCGGAGCCGTTGCGGACTATCTCGGAATATGCGTCGCCGTAAATAATGAGCGAAGTGACCGTATCCTGAAGGAATTTCTGGAAGTCTGCCGCCTTGAAAAGTTTTTCGACCTTCTTGACATGAAGCTCGGTGTCGCCCTCGAGAACCCAGCCGTCTCCGACAATCGCATCGACCGTGATGTCGACGCACGCGCGGATGATTGGCTCCTCCTGATAGGCTTTCCAGATTAGTTTGTAGGAAACAGGCTGCGGCTGCCCCCACCAGGTGTTGCGGAAGGCTAGGTAATCGGGTGTAAGGGCGTAGGAGTCGTAAGGAGTAGAAGAAGTGTTCGTGGTCGCGGTCTTTGCAATCGAGCCGGACTTAACATAAGCGAGGTTGTCAATTCCAAAATCCACTCATATCACCACGACTGAGCTATCACTGTTTGTCATGTCCGAGTCTTGGACATTGAGCACAGATGTTTCGGCTCTATTTAATGCTTTGCCTTCAGCCGGAATCAGAGTGACCCCAACATCGGCGTAAATCACAGCGCATTTCCAGTAAGCCAAAGCCAGCGCAATCACGCAGTCATCATGCTTTCCGGAAGGCGCGTTCATCTTGATGCCGCCTGTCTCCTCCGAAATCTCATATTGGTAATATCGAAGCTCATCGGTGAGCGTCGCGTTGTCATGGGAGAATTTGATGCGCCGCTGCTCAAGCCCGGTCTTGAGCGTGTTGATGAGTTCTATCTTCGCTGGCATGGAAAACTTGAATCCTTCTGTCATCGGCGCCTTGGAAAGAATTTGCTCGGTCAAGCCTGCTCCGACTCCTGTTTCGTCGACCGTGATTCTGAGCGGCTGGAAGTTGGCGGCGACCGCAAGGACGCGGTCGACGATATAAGAATAAGGTTTGTTGTTGAATCGCTCAGTGAATACCACTTTGCAACTTTTTTGGTCAGTACCGTCAACGACGTATATTGTGGTGTAGTCGTGCATCTTGGCGATGTCGACCCCGATGAAGTAGTTTTTCTCCTTTTCACGCTCGAACACCTCCGGAAAGTTTCCGATTGCGTCATTGATTGAATCCCACTTGAACACGCAGACCTGGTCGTCCACGAATTCGCCGAGCCATTCCGTCCTGAACTGGAGGTCGGTGACCTGCAATTTCTGGCGGTCGATGAAGGCGTGGGAGATATGCGGGTTTTCGTAGGAAGAGAACTGAAAAGATGCGTGGTCCGGGTCGCCCTTCCTGCCGCGCATGAACATCTGGTAGAAGTGGTTCTGCCCGAGAGGGGTGGAGATTTCGATGATGTCGCCATCGAAGTCGGCGAGCATGGGCAAAATGACGGTGTTGATGACGTTTTCCTTCACGAAGGCTGCTTCATCTATGATGATGCGGTGAGCGTTGTGACCTCGGAGATACTTTCCCTCGTTGTTGCCGGTCGAGCGCGCATAGATGACGGAGCCGTTTTCAAGGACAAGCTCAGGAAACGGGAAGTCCTTGGTGCGCTCGATGAGATTCCGTATCATCGGGGAGGTCAGCGCCGTGTTCCTGAGTTCGTCGAAAATGATTTCAGCCTGGTCCTGCGAGTGGGAGATTATGTATTGGATTGATTTCTTGTGAGTCAGGGCATAATGGAGCGCGAGGGCTGCCATCATCTTCGATTTTCCGAACCGCCTTCCCGCCACGATGCAGGTGTTCTTCTTCATGCCGCCGATTATCTTGCGCTGTGCCTCGTGCGGGATGAAGCCGGTCCAGTGGTCGAGGGCATGAAAAACGTCGATTTGACCGAGGCGCCAGCATTTGTCGTCGGAATCACAGGCGGTTGTTTGGAGTTCCATCTATTTTCTCCTTGCGCAGTTTCTCAAGCTCGGCTTTGTCCGCGCGCGCGGCTTCGACCTCGGCTTTGAGCTTCTTGACCTGCTCGTCCTCTTCCCAGGGGACGGCGGACTTGGACTTTTCATCGACGAGGTCTCCCTTCTTGTCGGCGTACAGCGAGGTCATCATGGTCATAAGCGACCGGAAAAGCATGATTTCCTCAGAAGACAAAGGAATCCCGAACTCGCGCATGAGAGTCAGGTCGACCCAGTAGCGCGTGCCGATGGAAAGATTGTTTTTCGTGATTGGGTCGGAGACCTTGAACTCGACCTTGGAGAACTCGTCGTCGAAAATCTTGCGCCGCATCTGGCAGCCGCCGTCGCCCGAGTTGAAGTAGGGGCATTGCTGCGAGTATGCGCACTGCGAGCATTTGATATAGCGGTAGCTGGTGTAGTCAGCGGTCATCAGGATTGTAGCCCGCTGCGGAAACTGCGCCAGCTTGTCCTCCATCTCGCCCATCTATTTCCTCTTTTTCTCCAAGACGTGCTCGACCGCCTTGTGCTTGATGTTTTCTGTGAGGATGCGCTCAAGCGCGTCCTTCGGGACATCGATTGGGGTTTCGACGTCGACCATCTGGAGGATGTCGTAGCCGTTCGAGCGGAACATGTCGAACGTGTGCCCGGGGATGCATTGCTTCAGCAAAACGTATTTCATCTTAAATCACCCGAACCAGCTTTGCCATGCCGTAGACCAGCAGCGTCG